TCTGTCTGTAGCTGATTTTGGTAATGTATCATTAATTGATATGAATACATCTTCTTCTTTGAGTTCAAATGATTCTAATTTGAGATCAGGTTCTACTGTGTTGTGAGTTTTTGATAGACGATATAATTCATCACCTAATCTATGTCCGAATTCTGTATCTGATGGATAATGAGCTCCAGCTACTTGTCTACTGTCTCCGATTCTTTGACCGATTTCTAGTATATTCTTTCTATGTTCTAGTGGTACTTCGTCAGCTACTAATTGTGATACTAAACGACCTTGAGTAGCATGTCCTGATGGATATGATGGAGTACCAGCTGTCTTTAAAGGGAATGTGTCTAATGGTAGAGATAGTTTATTAGCTAAATCTTTAGGTCGAGGTCTATTGTAATATCTTTTGAGAGATAAGATTATCGGACTTGATTGATCAATTAAATCTCTTATTCTATCCCAATCTACGTCTATACCAAAGTCTTCTAAGTAATCTTTGAAAGGTTTGATGATCTTTAAATCATACATAACCATTTCATCTTGCCACTCGGTTCTCTTTCCACCTAATGAGATTAGATATCTTAATTCGTTGTGTGTTGTAGTAGATGTATTTTTAGGAAAGGGATACCCTTGCCATTCTTCAAGATCAATATCTTCGTAGGTTGGGAACTTTGTAGCTAATTGTTTTACTCTTTTAGAAGTTAATTTTGTTGGGTGCCCAAGTTTATCTAACTTATTTTCTACTGATTCTTCATTTAGTTGAGAGAATGTTTTCATAAGTAGTATTTATGTTAATACTATTTTTGAATTCTGTGATTAGCTAAGAACTTTTCAATCTCTGCTATAGATTCGACTAATTCTTCTTGTTTTTCTTCGTCTTTATGTGTTCTCTTAAGAACTATAAGTTGTTTTTTAAGCTCAACTTTATGGCTGAGTAAATCCATGAGAGATTTACTCTTTATTGTTCCTCTATCTTCACTAGGAGTTGATGATTTCATTTAACTGTTTAATTGTTTCGTCTGCAGTAGTATGTAGTATTCCTATACCACCCGCGTCAACCCAACATTGAATATTCTTAGGTCTATCGTCAATCAGTACAGCTTTACTATGAGCAAACGCCGCTTTTTGACTACCTTTGAATGTAGGTATTATGATCCAATGATCTGTACAATACTCTTTTATCCAATCAATTTTGTCTTTGATAACAATAGTTCTGTTAATAGTACCAGCCGCTGTTAATATCTCTGTATGAATACCTGAGTTTAAAGCGTAATCTACTAATTTCCAAGCATCAGGTAAAGGTTTTAATCTTCTGAATAGATGTTTAGAAGTAACTTCTCTTTTTCTATCGTTATACACATCAGCAACATCTGATAATCTAACTTTATGTCCTAGAACTTCTGAAAGTCCTGATTCAAAGTCAGCTAGAACTCCGTCCATGTCAATGAATAATTGTCTTACTTTTTTATTTTCCATACTGTTATTATACTAAAAGTGTACCCGCGGTTTCAATAGATTAATCAAAATTTAAATCTTTAGTGTTTTCAGAAGATATTCTTTTACCTGTCGCTGTATTGTCCATTACAGGTCCGATATCAACTAATTCATCTTGTGCTGATTGTTCAGTATCATAAAGTCTCATTTTCGCTTTATCAACACCCAATACAAATCTCTTATGATATCCCGGATCATTATATCGATTCTTTAACTGTTTGACCATAACTTGATCAAGTTCATCCATATCTTCTGTCGCTATCAAAGCAAACATGAAGTCTGCAGTCGCGGGTAATCCGAATGATTCAGAAGTATCTTCAAGTCCGACATCTGTAGATACAAAACCTGTTCTGTTTGTCTGTGTTGCTGACATAATCGGAACATCAAACTCAACTGCTAATCCTCTAAGTTCTTCTGCTATACTCTTAACATATGTGTAAGTGTTAACATTACTACCAGGTCTAACTCTGAATGATGCACATATATTCAAGTAATCGATAAAGATAACATCAGGTTTGAAGTCTCTCTTTAAATCAAGTTCTTGTAATAAATGTCTGAAATGACCACTATGAGCTGTCGCTGTCGGATATTCTTTGATGATCAATTTACCTTTAGTCTTTTCTCTGACTCTAGTAATCTTTTTCTCATACATCAACTTCGGTAAATCTTGTAGTTCATTCAAAGAGATGTCTAGTAGATTCGCGTCAATTCTTTCAGCGATCTTTTCTTCTGCCATTTCCATTGTAATGTATAAAACATTTTTACCTTGTAGTAAAGATGATGATGCACAATGACACATGAATAAAGATTTACCAACACCAGTACCAGCCATACATATATTCAATGTCTTATTCGGAAGACCACCTTTAGTGATCTTATTCATAAGTTCTAAGTCAAAAGGTATTCTTTCTTCTTCTCTATGCATGAACTCATATCTTGAATCCCAATCTTCGATAAAATCATGACCGATATTACTGTCAAAAGAAACTGATAACGCTTCTCTAAGAATATCAGGTATCTCACCTTGTTGTCCTTCTTTATCTTGAATGATTGAAATAGAACTCATTACACCATTGTATACTGCTCTATCTTTACACCACTTCTCTGTAGAATCAACTAACCATTCATCAGGTGTTTCAGTTCTATCTTCTTTAATCTCACGAATCAGAACCATAGTATCTGATATGAGTTGTTGATCCACACCTTCCATTTCATCAATATCAATGATGAGAGCTTCAGGTGTCGGTGGTGTCTGATATTTCAGAAAGTATTCTTTTATTTGTTTGTAGAGAAATTCTTCATCTCTCTCTTGAAAGAACTCACTCTTTATGTAAGGTAATGTCTTTCTTATAAAAGAATCATTCTGAATCAGATTCTTGAGTATCGTCTGTTCTAGTCTGGTTGCCATATTTAAATTCTTGTTTCGCTGCTTCGTCTAATTGATCAAGTACTTCTTGAGTAAAATACTTCTCAGGATTATTGTTAATAGTTTTACCAAATTGTGTTGTACCATCAGGTAATTCTACTCTTGTTGATGATTGTTTAAAGATACCATACTTGATTGCTAGTTCTAGTAATCCATAGTATCTATCTAAACCTGTATCGTATGATAACATCACATCAACCATTTTGTTCTCAACTGTAAGTCTTGATTTCTCATTCTTACAATGAACAATATTACCGATAACATCTTTCCCGTCTTTCTCTTTTTTCTTAGACAAAAAGATAATTGATGATGCAGCGTACTTAAGACCTGATCCACCACCCATTACTTTCTTCGCGAACAATCCCATTTCATCATAAGTATGATTCGTTACGATTAATGGAACACCTGCTTTACCTAATTTAAGAGTTAATACTCTGAATGCACCTTTGACTAACTGTGCTCTCGTCATATCTTTTGTTTCAGAACCTGACGCTGTGTCTTCAATCTCTTTTGTTGTCGATAACATACCCAATGAATCGAGTACAAAACACATTTTCATTTCTGTTTTGTCTTTCATATATTGATCAAGTATCTTAATAGATTGAGTTCTAAACTCTTGAATTGTTGTAACAGGTACAATCACGATTCTAGAAGAATCAATTCCTCTTTCCTCGATCATGTCTTTTGTGATTGCACTTTCTGATTCAAAGTAGATAACTGCCGAATCCGGATTATCATCTAAGAATCTCTTACACATTCCAAGTGCAAAGAATGTTTTACCTGTTGCTGACTCACCAGCTAGTGCTGTGATCTTATTACTAGGTAATCCATCATATATTGAACCAGATAAAAGAGCGTTGAAAATATAAGAACCTGTATCAATATAACCACTGACATCAGCGGCTTGTACACCTTCTTCTACTATCGACGCGAACTCATTACCTGTCGTTTTAACTAAGTTTTTCAAATAACTCATAATATCTCCATTATTTATTTTTTTCTTTCTGCTTTTCTCAGAGCCCTCAGACTACTATCGTAATCTATATGTTGTCGTATTTCTTTTTTCATTGAATGAATTTCACCTAACACTATGAATAACATTATCCACGTAATTAGATGAAGTCCAAAAAATAGTATTGAAATTTCACTCATATATCTATTATAACAGCTTATGCTGTACTGTCAACCTCATTGTTAACCCAAGTATCTGATTGAATTCCGGCTTTTTCATAAGACATATCTACAAGACCTTCATCAATTAATCTTTTACGATTAACCATATGAGCCGCTTGAACTTCTTCTTTTGAACCACCGTAATAGTCAACAGCATGACCGTCTTCGATTAAAGCTTTAACAACACTTTTTTCTTCACCTTTATGTTGAACAATAAAGTCACCAAGGATTCTTCCGAATTTACCTTTCATGTCTTCACCGTCTTTATTAATTTGTGTTTTCAAAATTGCTGTTTCACCTAACATATCTACTAAAGCTTGTTTCGCCGCTTTACCAAATACTTTTTCTACTTTATCAGAGGTTCTAGATTCAGGTGTATCAATACCCATTATTCTAACTCTCTCATCTTTTAATTGTACTCCGAAGCCTAAATCGATATCTACGTCTGCAGTATCTCCATCGACTACTTTTACAATACTTACTCTATATTCGTACATTAATTACCCCTTTGGGTAATTAACTTCTACCCAAAAAATGAATCAAGTGTACTTACTGGTTCAGTAGTCCACCCGATCTTATCTAATATTACACCTAAAGGTTCAACGAATGACTTTTGAAATTGAGTATCATAATCAATATAAGGTTCAAGTTCAAATTCTTTAGGTAGTGCTGAGACAAATGATATCACATTCTCATTCATAATATTAGGTAATTTCATGTAACAAAATTTAACTTTCTCTCCATTCTGTATTACAGGATATTTCTTGTCTATATTGTATTTATATAAAAAGTTATTGTAAAGTAGTGATCCACGTACATGAATCGGAGTTCCCTTGTTATATATCGAAGCGGCGTTGTAATATTTCTTGACATTTTGAACACCACGAGGAAATGATATTTCTTCTATCGGTAATTTATTGAACTCATTTCTTGAGTTAGTAATAAAATCCCACACATCATTCTCTGTACCATTCATCAATGTACGAATACCTTCTTCGAGTTTCTTTCTACACCACATTGGTGTTGACGACTTCGCTGTCTCAATACCCATCATTTTTAGTTTCGGTGATTTAAATCTTACACCTTCTGAATCATGAACATTGAGTATATATCTTTTCTTTGCTGTCCATATACCTTTGTCTGCTATGACTTCTCGACCCATTTCCATTTTGTTCTGATAAGCGTTTGTATAAGAAGCTAGTTGTTCATACGATTCATTAATCATAGGTTCTATTTTCTCTTTCGCGATTGTATCTAGAAACTCTACAGGATTCTTTGGTTTGACTCTTTCCATTAAGTCTTCGAATGTGACATAGATTGAATCAGTATCAATCGCGACTACATAATCTGTATCAGTTTCAAGTAATTTGTTTAGATACTGATTAACAGCGTTCTCTACCCATTTAATACTCAACTGACCTGATGTAGTAATACCCTCAGCGATCTCACGATTGAAGTATCTGAAATACTGATTACCTAAAGCACCATAACAACTGTTAAGTGAAATCTTTCTCACCATTTGATTGTTGTTATACTTCACGATATCATATTCACATCTTCGTCTTTTGACTGTATCATTCTTATCAATCGTTTCTAATTCTTGTTGTGATTGAATCATCTTTCTTTTGAACAAAACTCTTTGATCATACATTTCTTCTAGAAGTTCAGGTAAGAATCCTTGTTTGTCTGTTCTAAACAATGCACCATTCGGTGTAACTGTTGTGTTAGTTAGCATACTAAGATCAACTTCACCTTCTAGAAGTTTCTTCACGTTTATTTCTTGATTGAATATCTTTCTCTGATATGTATCAGGACTCATATTATATTGCATGATCAAATGAGGATATAGACTGTTTAAATCAAATGACATTACCCACTTATGTTGTCCGATTTGAGGTTCTTTTACATACGCTCCGACAATTCTTGAATCTTGAGCTAACTTCTTCGGAGGTGGTACCATACCACGTTTCTTCAAGAAGTTGTAGATAATTAAATCCCAATATCGAACTGAACCGAATACATCTTCAAAGTTACACTTCGCTTGATATGCCATAGTGATAACTAATTCCATGAGTTGTAGTTTATCGTCTAGTTGTTCAACAAGTTCTGTATCACGAATGTTGTAGTCTAGAAACTTTTGATAATCGTTTCTGTAGAATAGATGCATCGCTCCGAACTCTGAGTAATCAATTTTCTTCTTACCCAATTCTACTTCTGCTATGTGATCTAATCGATATGTTTCTCTCGTAATGTAAGTAAACTTTTTGTACATTTCTAGATAATCGAGAATCGCGATACCCGCTATGTTATATGAGATCATTTTCTTTTGACCCATATACAACCACTCTCTAGAAGTAATCAATTCATGAGGTGATAACTTACGAACTGTATCCCAATCAAATAGTTTCCAGATACGATTAACAAGATAAGCTATATCGAATGTTTCTACATTCCAACCTGTAATGATATCAGGTTCTAACTCGTCCCATATCTTCATGAAAGTTAGAAGTAATTCTTTCTCATGTCTAGTCTTATGATAAATCACATTCGGATCATCATTCTTATATTCGAAATTATCAATACCGATCACATGAGTTTCTTTATGACCAAACAGTTTCATAGTAATCGCGTTGACTCTTTCTTCTGCTTCTGTTGGTTCAGGAAATCCATTCTCACATTCACACTCAATATCAATGTTCAGTATATTAATATTTTTGATATCAAAATCAATATCTGAAGGATATGTCTCTGCTATGTAAGTATACTCCCATTGTTCAAGACCATGAATATCAATACCTGTATTGTCGTATTGTTT